AGCGTGGGGGCCTGGGAGATTATCGGCGGGGGCTTGACAATTATGGGATCGTGTGATAGAGTGCAGGCTTAACTTGCAATAACTTCAGCCATTTCTCTACCCATTTATCTCCCTATTCTCTACACATATAATACGAATTCATATCATTATCACCCCTTAATCACGATAATTATCAATCAAAACAAATCACACAAATATATTTTTTTAGCCATTTATTTTTATCTTTCATTATTATACTTTTCCAATAGCATTGATATAAATCCACCTCTTCCACACTTATATTCTTTCTTTGCTTTATCAATTAGTTCCCATTCATGTTCATATAAACAGAGTACTTTTTGAATTCTACTTGGAGTTTCCCATTTGAGAAATCTTCCATCTGATCCACGCTTTACATGAGAATTAGTATATTGACCTTTCAATATTCTATTTGGACTAGCCCAACTCTTTCTTTTTCTTGTTAGTTCTATTCCATGCATAACAGCATGATGTTCACTGCAAAGTGTTAGGAGATTTGTTTCATCATCAGTCCCACCATCTGCTTTAGGAATAATATGATGATGCTCAAGATTTTCAGTTTTTCCGCATATAGAACACTTATCTTGTTTCATATTCCAAAGGGTGATATTTCAGGTATTCGAAGAAGGTCATCTTCATCTCCTTATTAGTCATACCACAGTGTTCTGCTGCTTTAGGGAGATTCATCTTTGAGTAGAACAATGCTTGATTTGCTTCTTCTACTAACTGTGGTGTTGTCTTTACTTTGGCCATTTGTTCTTAGGGCAGGAGTTAGCGGACATGGAGATCTTTACACTGAGCATACATCCACATGCTTTACAACGATGATCTTCTACATCATAATGCTCACATGCATAACAAATAGATTTACGTTCTTCTTGTACTTCTTGTGTTGCAAGTATTTGTCCTGTAGATGCAGTATCCTTCATTTGTTTCAATACAGACAAGGCCATATTCCTTGTCTGTTCATTCATTGGAGGATACTTTCTTTCTGGTGTATTATCAGTCATCGGTTAAATGATCAACGCATTGAAGTGTATCACAAGGAGGACATTCGTTGGCATTGTTCCAGAACTTTTGATTCGCATTCAGTAGTGCTTCTTCTACATCCTGTTTGAATGATCGTCGGGGAATGAAGATCTCATCATCATCATTCTTATACTCAGGATACTGCTCCTTGAACGTATATTCTACATCATACATGAGTGATTGCACAATGTCATTAATCACTTCCATGTGGCCTGATGTTAGTCCATGCCATGAAGTACCAGGGAACATGTCATCTTTCACACGATCTAATAGGGCTTTCTTGCAATGCCAACGTGCATCAAACATTGCTGTAAATGCTTCCCAATCATGTTGGGATCTGAAATTAGGAATAGTCATTTCTTTTTAATTACTGAAATTACTTTTTGATCAGGGTATCGTGATTGAATGACTTGTTGAGCATCTTCATAATCAATTGCGTCAGGAACATCGTGAATGTTCATACACCACTCTTCATTATCCCATGTCTGAACTTGATACATTATGCTCCGATCTCATCAAGTTTCTCATTCATGATACCAGTCATGTCAAGTGTGCGTGGGTCAATACCAGCATCAGTGCAATCCATAATAAACTCCATGAATGCACCTAGAATGAGACAAGCACGGCGTTTGTCATCAATTGGCATGGCAACATAGTTTAGCACATGACAGTAGAGATCATCGTAAGTCATGGCGTTTCATCACTCCAATAGTACCTCAGTTTATCACCATCAGCAGAAATATTCAAGTGATAGATTTTATCATCTTCACCATAAACCCCAATCCAAAGTGTGCGTTCGTTCATACTTTCCAGGTGAAACATTTGAATGTCTTGGAGAACAATTTCGTCAGGGTTTTCAGTGAAGCGACTCATAGTTGTTCAGGTTGCACATAGAACGATTCATCAAGCCAGTTCCTTCCACAAATGTCAAAAGAGAATCCTAACTTACCAAGAGAGAATAGGAATGAGAACAGTCTACCATAACCCATTGAAATTTGCAAATAAGGCCACTCAATCCAACCACCATACTCACCAATGTCAAATGCCACCTGAAGTAGAGAATAACTTTTAGTGGTAAGCACAGTCATATAGTATTCTGTGCCGTAGTCTTGACGAGTGCCGAAGTTAAAGAGTTTCATCGTTCTTTCTCAAATCAGTTTGTTGTTGAAGATCTAACTGTGCTCGCTTGTTGTAGTATTCTGCCTCACGCAGATTGTACTCACGGCACTTTTCTTTCTCTACTGCTGCTTCACACATCGCATCCATTTCCTCTTCAGTATACTGATGAGATTCTGGACTGTGATTCTCCAACTTACCTTGCTTGGCAAGTTCTTCAATGTACTTACTCTTCCAGTACATTGCATCTACATTGTCAGATACACGATTGACTTTTTTAGTGAGTTCAAACTCATCCTCCAGTTGTTTCCATTCTTCAAACTTATCACGCAGGTCTTCATCCATGGTCAGTTCATACTCTTTACAGACCTTACGCTGGTCTGCTTCATTAGTATAATCATTGAAGACCAATGACATAGCACCACTGCGGATAGATACGGGATCCATACCCACACACAGCATGAACTTCTCAAACAGTTTGAAATACTGTTTGGCGTTGAGATCTGCTGCTGGGGCTGTGATGAGATAATGCTCTTCAGGGACAAAATCATCATCAGCAAAGGAGGATGACCCATAGGTGGGGGTAAATGTTGCATCGAATTTGAATTGTACTTCAGCAGTGTAAGTCATTTAGGGCAGTGTAGGAAATACTTATATTCAGCAAGATCGTGCTGATTCCATCTAATTATATCACAATCTTTGTATGTGCCAACCACTTCAGTGGACTGTTCATCATCTGTCACCGTCTTCGTTCCTGATGCCCAGACAATATAGGAAAGTACTAAACAAAGGCCTATAAAAATAATACTAGCACCACCAAATCCACGCAGAAACTCTTTTAGAAACTGTTTGTCATCATTAGTCATAATACTTCTGTGCGTCCTCTGACCATTCTTTTAGTTTATCCCATTCAGTAATATTAGGATCATTACCCTCGTAAGAGTAATTCACATACAGATTGTCGCCACCGATGTTCATGTGGTACATCTTACCATCATTCATGTAGATACCCAACCATACAGCACGACCTTCCTCCATGGTTTCGTAGTGTACCATTCTAACATTCTCCAGCACAATTTCGTCTGGATTCTTCACAAATCTACTCATTGTCATTCATCCAATTTTCAAGAGTGTCCATGTCTTCTTCAAAATCTTTCACATCGTATGGAATGAGCTCTACTTCACCACGCTCAATTTGATCTGCCATTTCATACAGATTTTCTAGAAACTCTTTTGGCAAAGTATCATCTTCCCCCAGGTAAGACCAGAAGCAATCACGACATTCTTCATATGGATCATCATAGAACATGAGGCCATAATCTGCCCAGTTACCAGTCATCAAATCGCCCCAGTTGCGGAATGAATGATTGATGCTCTGCCAACCAGTCATCCAACAATGGCCAATGTAGTATTCAAACCAGTTCATGCTACTTGACTTCCAGAATCAACGAATAGTTGATCGGGTTTTTTTAAAGTAAAGGAACCATCTTTGTTGTCAATCCATTCTAACACATCACCTTCTTTCCATCCAAGTTTTTCTATCATTTCATCAGGAAATGTGATGACTCCATCATCATCAACTGTAAGTGTAGTTCTCATCATTCATCCGCAAGATGATCGACACAGGCTAGTGTATCACATGGAGGACATTCAAGTCCCCATTGTTCGCCACCAGTTTGTAGAGCATCTTTGAGTGCTTCTGCTACATCTTCTTTGAATGTACGACGTGGGATGAAGATATCATCATTCACACGTTTGTAGTCAGGATACTTCTCCTCAAATTCCATCTCTACATCATACAGAAGAGATTGTACGATGTCATTGATGACTTCCATGTGACCCGATGTTAGTCCATGCCATGATGTGCCAGGGAACATGTCATCCTTCACACGATCTAGCAGTGCTTTCTTACAATGCCAGCGTGAATCAAACATGCTAGTAAACTCTTCCCAATCTTCTTGGGATTTAAAATGTGGAATTGTCATGATTGGTCAAATGCAGGATATACTTTGTTAAGAAGTAGAATGATCGATTTTTGTTTGTATGCAAATACTATCAGAAAAGTTAATTGATCGGCAATGTAAAATTAATTCTTGATTAGTTGTTCTAAACAAATTGAGCAGTCCGACAGTTACCAATACTGTTTGTGATAGGACAACATAAAGAATCAATCTTTCTTTATGTTCCCGAAATGGGGAATTAATTTTGTCACTCCATTTCCAATAGTTTTCCCAAAAATTTTTCATTTTTCTTCGTAGATGTCATTCCGTGTCTTTACATACTGGAGATCTTTCCATGATTCGGGATAGCATACAACTAATGATCTTTCATTCCTATGATGTGTACCATGTGGCAGATCTTCTGGGTGTTTAGGTGTCACCTTGGTTTCGATTGTCAAATAATCTTTATCCTTAAAATACACCCATCCCTCAACACTGAATTTGCCTTTGTTCCAAAGAACATAATCATTAACTTGAGGAATGTATGTGTTCATACAAATGCTGCCTCCAGTGGATTAAGATGAAGTGGCATAGCCGTGTAAGGGCGAGTATTATCTAGGTCTACTTTATCTCCTGGTTTGGAGGAGTTAATAGGGGCTTGATAGCATTTTGTTTTTGTGTTGTAGAACCCCCAAATACTTCTAACAGGAGCACCGCCGTTATAATCAAATTTGGTATGATTGCAAATCCATATAGCGACCACATTTTTTTTGAAATCTTCGACTGTGTAGGAGTATCCCTTAGGGGGTTGATGGGGGAAATCATGGGGTAGTTCTAACTGGATTGTCATCTGAGCACATTGATTCATAATCAGGATACATTGTGGAGACGATGTAGCAAGCAAGATCTCTAGTTGGAGCCGTTACATAAACATCAGCACTGTAGAAGTAAGTATCATCTCCTGGAGTATCTTGCATGGGAAGTTCTATTTCAATCTTCCATACATTACCATTTTTGAGATGTTGATCCCATGAAACAACAATATCCGATTTCATGTGGTAAACTCCTCTACGAGACAAGAATCAATTTCTTCGGCAAGAGCAAAAGTATTAGCTTTTAAAATGTTTTCGCGGAGATTCGCATAATATTGTTGATTGTATCCATCATCACTTTCAGTAATAATGTCAAAACATTCATCATCACTTTCAGCAACTACATTCCACAGACCACCATATTCGGACTGAGGAAAAGGAATGTAATGTTCAACGATGTAGAGAAACTTTTGTGCCATTGGTGGGTTTAAATTACAAAGATAGTTTATACAAATTGGAGCAGAATGTCAATAGGCAGTTACCAGTGGTTTTCCTCATTAAAGCCAGTATAGAGCACTTCTAGGGGCATATGGGAGTATTATGGCCAGTTCTAGAACTGGTCACGATCTTCATCATACCAAAAGTCTTCCCAATCAGAATTAGTAGATTCTGTGATGTTTTTATTTTTTGTTTTTCTTTTTATGCTCCTGAATAAATTTTCTAGCAGATTCCTCATTTTGGCAAGTTTTGATTTGGTGCCCATGGTAGATAATTGCGAGTTTTGTTTTGCTACTCATAAGAGGAACGGCAGCATACAAATCTGGATCTTCCCAGCTTTTGCCAACAAGAAATCCAGATGTAATATATTCCGAATTAAGAATTGTTGGTTGTGGTGGTTGTTTTATCCCCATGTTTTCAGGTATTCCTCAAGCGTAAATTCTTCATCAACAGATGCTTCTTCAACTAATTCATCATAACTCATCTCTCTAATCATTTCCAGATATTCTTCTGGTGTAGGATCTTCATCTGGATCAAAGTCATCATGACAAAGAAACAAATATTCTTGATAAAGAGCCTCAATTAGTTGTTCTTTTGAAATAGTCATTTGCGGATCTCCGAAATAGCAGGTTCGCCCTTTTGGAAGACGACATCGACAACTGCCTGAACTTTACGGGCAGTGCTGATACCAACAGAGTCATAGGTAGGGATACAAACAAGACCGAAAGTCTTGGATTTGTCACCCAAACGAATCACACGGCCAATCGACTGACTGATGCCAATGTAGTCCATGTTCCGCATAAAGATGACTGCTTCCAGACCACTGACATTGATGCCTTCGGACAGAATAGAGTGGTGAAGAACAACAAACTTCTTGCTGCTATCCTTGCCCCAGGCATTAAGAGTGTCAAAGAATTGCTCCCGATTGACCTTCTTACCATCGATGATTGCGCCAGTCTTGGATGTAATGGTCATCCAAGAATAGCCACGATCAGCAAGTTGAGAGCAGAAGTCAGACTGAGAAATAAGATTGATAATCTGTTTGGTTGTGCGAGCACAAATCAGAGTTTTGTCGATCTGATTGTCATCAATGGTTTCGATCAGATTGTCAGCATCCTCGGCACACATGACCTTACGACCCTTAATCATAGGAAGTTGCTTGACTACAACTTTAGGAGGAAGAATATAACCACCTTTAACAAGTTCAGGGGCAGGAACATTGCACAGAACTTGACCATAAACCTCAGGCATATTCATTCCTGGTTTCGATACAGTAAGAGAATGTTTCGGAGTCGCAGTAAAGAAGAAAGTACGATCAGCAACAGCAGAGAAATGCTCAGTAGCAGGGAAGAAGTTACGCTTAACACTGTTATGTGCCTCGTCAAAGTAAATGTTGTTGACTTCAATATCCGCCTGACGAATACGGTCAAGCGAATTGTAAGTGGTGAAGATAATCACATTCTCACCAGCTGCGCGAGCAGTGTTGACAAATGCGTGGATGTTATCTGCTTTAGTAGTAGAATAGTGATGAGTTTCTCCACTGTGAACATGGAGAATATGAGTGTGAGTCTTATCAATCAACTCAAGAAACTCAGAGCAGAGTTGTTCTGCCAAGAGGATGCGAGGAGCAACAACAACAGTAGTCATACCGTTGTCAATATACTTACAATTCTCAGCAACATCTTGAATCATACAGATAGTCTTGCCTCCACCTGTGGGCACAATGATTTGGCCCTTGGTATAAGCAAGCATACGATCTAGGATGCGTTGCTGATGAGGGCGAAGAGTGAGCATCAATGTCCGTTTCAATATGGCTAATATACAGAAAAACACCACCCCAGTCAAGGGATGGTGTGCAGCTCACAAACTGTCACTGAGTACAGTCGCCTCTTGTTCTTCTCACCGCAAATAGGAACAAATCAACCTCACTTTGGTTGCAGGACTTTTTGCTTTCATTCTCCATTCTTTGTTGAGTGTTAATAACTGTGGGTGGAACTACAACTGGAGAAGAACCGCCACCATAGAAACTAGGGGGATAATAAGTTTGAGCAAGTGTTGGAGATGTGATCAAAAACAAACTGGAAATAACAAAAAGAGGTTTCATAACAAATTAAAGTCTGGAACCCCAGTATAGTAAATGAATCAAAATTTGTCAACAATCTGCTCTAGCAACAGCTACACCACTTACAACTCCAAGAGGAATAGCCCAGGGATAAGCATCTTTCTTAGAAACCAAAGCAGCAACACCGCCACCCAACAATCCGCCAAGAATGTTTTGATTGCGGCTGCAGCGTCTCTGAGGTTGTTGTGCTGTTGGTTGTCGATATGTTGGAGAATATCCTATACCATTACAAGGAACTTGTTTGCGGTTTTTTCTATCCTTCCGCCA